CCTAGTATTGATCCTACTACTGCTGGACTTATCGCTGGAGGCATAAGTTTTGCTACTAATCCTGCAAATAATATTAGAGCAATAGCTGGAACATCTCGACAGATGGATTCAAAAATATTTCCGCAGACAGGAAATAATGTATTTGGAAGTTTAGCTGCAAGTGCTGAATTTGCCGCAGCAGAACTTGATAAAGTTTTAACAACAAATAATGGCATTAACTTTGGATTAACTAACTTGCCAGTGGATATAAACAATGATATTAGAAATGTCACAAATGGCATAGTACAAGATATAATACCACAAGGTGCAAGATTATTTAATGGAATTATATACGGAAATGAAAGAGTAAAATCTATAAATGGTAAATCTTACGTTTTACCAAGGTAAGTGGAAATAAATACAATATGTCAGTAAACGAAAAATCTCTTTATAAAAATATTACAGTAGGTGCAGAATCTACAAATGTTCCTGTGACTAGTAAAAAATATAGAGGTATTAGCACAGTAAATAACAAAACAAATAATTTTGTAAAATACGATCTTGCACTTATAAAACAAGATATAATAAATCATTTTCACATTCGTCAAGGCGAAAAACTTGAAAATCCAGAGTTTGGAACAATTATATGGGATGTGCTTTTTGAACCGTTAACTGATTCTTTAAAAGAAGCAATAATAAAAAATGTTACAGATATTATAAATTACGATCCAAGAGTAAGTGTTGATAATGTAACTATACAAACATTTGAAAGTGGCATTCAAATTGAGTGTGCGTTAACATATTTGCCATACAATATATCTGAAAGTTTGCGTTTAACTTTTGATGAATCTGCAGGTCTCATTTAAAGTGCGTACTTTATTTTTCAGCTAAATATTATATAAGTAAAGGAATGGCAAATGTCAAGTACAGAACGTCAAAATAGACTTCTTTTAGCAGAAGATTGGAAGACAGTTTATCAAAGTTTTAAGTATGCCGATTTTCAAAGTTACGACTTTGATAATCTTCGCCGTACAATGATAAACTATATTAGGCAAAACTACCCAGAGGATTTCAATGACTATATTGAAAGTAGTGAATACCTTGCACTAATTGATCTAATTGCTTTCCTTGGACAAAATATTGCATTCCGTGCAGATTTAAATGCACGTGAGAACTACATAGAAACAGCAGAACGCAGAGAAAGTGTTCTACGTCTAGCAAGATTAGTAAGTTATAATGTTAAAAGAAATCAAACAGCTAACGGATTATTAAAGTTTGACAGTATAAGCACTACAGAAGATGTTATTGACAGCAACGGCACTAATCTAAGCGGACAAACAGTAATATGGAATGATAGTACAAATGCAGACTGGTATGAACAATTTGTAAAAATATTGAATTCTGCATTGCCAGCTGATAATAAGTTTGGTAAAAGTATTAAAAAAGAAACTATCGATAGTGTTCTAACAGAACAATATAGATTAAATTCAATAAGCAATAGTGGATTGCCTATTTACAGTTTTACAAAAAATGTAGATAGCATAACAACACAATTTGAAATTGTTAGCACTGATATAGATGCAGAAAAAATTTACGAAGAAGAACCGTTGGCAGGTAACAGACTAGCATTTTTATACAGAGATGACGGTCAAGGAGCAGGTTCTAACAACAGCGGATTCTTTTTACATTTTAGACAAGGTAGATTAGAAAATAATGTTGTGACTGTTGACAACCCTACTCCAAATACTACAATTAACATTGATACAGACAATATAAACAACAGTGATGTTTGGTTGTATCAATTAGATAGTAATAATTTAGAAAATAAATTGTGGACCAAGGTCGATAATATTGAAGGAAACAATATTATCTACAATAGTATTAATAAAAAAGTGCGAGATATTTACGGTGTATTAAGCCGAGTGCAAGACAGAATTAGTTTAATTTTTAGTGATGGCACGTTTGGTACATTACCTAAAGGTAAATTTAAAGTTTATTACAGAACAAGTAATGCTAGACAATTTAAGATTGTACCTAGTGATATGACTGGCATAACAATTACTGTGCCTTATACAAGTAAAGCCGGTAAAGTAGAAACTCTTTCGTTAACAATGGAGCTAAAAACTGTTATTGATAACAGTGCGGCTGCAGAAAGTAATTCTTCAATTAAAACAAATGCACCTAGTACCTATTACACACAAAATAGATTAATCACAGGCGAAGATTACAATATAGGAACACTAGGTATAAATCAAAATATCATAAAAACAAAAGCTGTAAACAGAACTAGTAGCGGAATCAGTAGATATTTTGATTTAAGAGATGCAAGCGGCAAGTACAGCAATACTTTGCTTTACAGCGATGACGGAATACTTTTTACTGAAAATTTAGATTCTAAATATAGTTTTGATTTTGTAACTAGGAATGATATAGAATCATCAATAAACAATATAATTATACCAGCAATAAAAGATACAAAATTATTAAACTTTTATTACAAAAACTTTCCAAGAAATACAAGTGTAAAGAATTTAAATTTTTCTTGGAATTTTACCACTTTTGATACTAATAGATCGACTGGATATTTTATAGATACAATTAATAGTACTCCTATAGCTGTTTCTAGTTTTACAAAAAGTATTATGAGATATGTCACTCCGGGTGCGTTGATAAAATTTGATGCTCCTAATAATTATTATTTTTCATCAACCGGAGATCTTGCTTTAGGTAGTGCAACGACTTCCGGCTCGTCGACTTATAAATGGGTAAAGGTTATTAGCGTAGAAGATAATGGCACAGTAGTAAATGCTGATACAGGATTGGGCCCGATTGTTTTAAATGATAAAATACCGCAAAATGCAGTCCTAGCTGAAATTATTCCAGTGCTTGATACAAGTATAACTGATGCAGTTAAAACACAAATTATAGATCAAGCTTTTGCTTTTAAAACATTTGGTTTGAGATATGATTTTGAAAATAGTCAGTGGCGTGTAATTATTTCTAATAATCTTGACACACGTACAGAATTTGGATTAGGAAAAACTGGCGATAGTACAAACACACAAAGTGATAACAGTTGGCTATTATTATTTGAAACAGATGGGCAAAAATATACTGTCACTGCTAGAGGACGCAGATATGTATTTGAAAGCAACGATCAAATACGGTTCTTTTTTGATAGCACTAATAAAATATATGACAGTAAGTCAGGCACAATAGTTTCGGATGTTATAAAGGTTTTGAGTATCAATACAAAACCTGATGCACTTAATCCGTTTACTGTGGATTGGCCTTGGCAAATTACTAAAGAGTATAAAAATGATGCAGGGTATATTAATAGCAAAAAGATAGAAATAAGTTTTTTTGATACTGACAATGATGGTGTTGTTGATGATCCAGATTTATTTGAACATATTGTTGCACCCGAGACTAACAGTAATACAAAATACATTTACCAAAAAAAGACAACAGTAAATAAAACTGAAACATTTAATTATATTGATGCAGATAAAGAGCCTATATATACAAAAACTAGTCAGGGCGCAGTTGGCGCATTAAGTCAGTATAACAATGGTGACGTATTTTACTTAATTGATAGAGACGTATTTTTAAAATACAATCAAACTGCAAACGCATTAGAGTTTACATCTGATTATCTTGCATATTTTGGTAGGACTGATATTAAATTTGAATATTCACACGCTGCTGATGAACAAGCTAGAATAGATCCTAGTAGTAGTAATATTATTGATGTATATTTGCTTACAAAAAGTTATGATAACGAATATAGAGATTATATAAAAGGCAACACACAAACTAAACCCTTGCCGCCTAGCAGTGATAATTTGTATTTAGACTATAACTCTAGTGTACAAGCAATTAAAAGTATAAGTGATGATGTAATTTATCATCCTGTAAAATATAAACCTATTTTGGGCAGTAAAAGTGACGTGGATTTACAAGCAACAATTAAAGTAGTCAAAAATAGTGACCGAGTAGTAAATGATAATGATGTAAAAAGTCGTGTTATAGATTCGGTTAATGCTTTCTTTGCATTAGAAAACTGGGACTTTGGCGAAACATTTTATTTTAGCGAATTAGCAACATATATTATAAATCAATCAGCACCGGATATTGTTAGTGTTGTTTTAGTACCAAAACAAGAAACACAAAGTTTTGGTAGCTTGTACGAAATTAAAAGCGAAAATGACGAAATACTAATAAGCAGTGCATCAGTGGATGATGTAGAAATAATTGATGCGATTACGCAATCAAGACTTAAAGCATCGGGGTTAGTTGTAACCAGCGATGACATATTGAATGTTGGAGTACAAAGCTCTGATGTAACTTCTACCGGAGGCGTAAACTACTAATGTCATATAATGATGATCAAAACGAATTTCCGTTACCAGCAGGCAAAAATGAAAAAAGAAGTAGTGTAGAACATTTACCTAGGTTTTTTAGAACTCCACAAAATAAGAAGTTTTTAAGTAGTACATTAGACCAGTTGACTAATCCTGGAGTAATTGAAAAAATAAATGGGTTTGTTGGAAAACGAGAAGCAAAAGCAGCAACTATTTTAGATAATTATTTAGAAGATGTTTCTAAATTAAGAACCGATTATCAGTTTGAGCCTGTCAGTATATACGAAGATTTTTTAGGTTCTACAAAATATTATAGTGATTATAATGACTATATGGGATTGCTTAAGACTTACAATGCAAACACAGAAAATCATAGTAATCTTAATGAACAAGAGTATTATGCGTGGAATCCAAATATTAATCTGGATAAGTTTGCTAACTTCCGAGAATACTATTGGTTGCCTAATGGACCGCAAGAAGTAGCAGTCAGAGGTCAAAGTAAAGACGTTGTTAGCACATATAGGGTCGAGGTATTAGAACAAGATAATGATATTAGTTTATTATTTCATCCAGATGGTTTAACAAAAAATCCAAACTTAAATTTATATAGAGGACAAACTTATAGGTTTGAAATAGATTCTCCGGGTAACCCTTTAAGTATTGCTCTATATAGGGGAGTAGATCCAAACGAAAAACTTGATGATAGTTCTATACTAAATCAAACTTACACACAAGGTGTAACACTGTCACCAGACGCCGATGATGTACTACTAAATCAAGATGATTTCGTTGCACAAGATTATATCGAAAAAGGTATATTAGAATTTACTATTCCTGATGATGCACCTGATACATTATATTTTGTAAGTCAATACGATTTGAATATTAGTAGTAGAATAATTATATCAGATATAGATGCTAATAGTATAATTGATATAGACAATGAAATAATTGGCAAGCAAACTTATACCACATCGGACGGATGGGCATTAAGTAACGGAATGAAAGTATACTTTATTGGTCAAGTTACACCTGCAAAATATTCTGAAGGGCTGTGGTATGTAGAAGGTGTTGGCGATGAAATAAAACTTGTTGCAGCTGAAGATTTACAAGTACCTGCTATATTTACTTCTGATAGCAAAGTACCGTTTGATAACAATGGCTTTGATAGAGTTCCTTTTAGTGATGCAAAAAGTTTTGCTGGAACAAAAGATTATATAGTAGTAAACAAAGCAAGTCCAGACAGAAATCCGTGGGCTAGATACAATAGATGGTTTCATAAAGATGTTATTACACAGAGTGCAGCATTAAACGGACAATCATTTGATCTTCCAGAAGATAGCAGAGCAAAACGTCCTATTATTGAATTTGATCAAGGATTAAAACTATTTAACTTTGGTACAAAAGCAAAAAATAATATTGATTTGATAGACAATTATACCGATGATGTTAAGTCAAAAATAGAAGGACAACCCGGTTATAGTGTTGACGGCATTGAATTATCTGACGGTATGAGAGTAATGTTTATTAATGATACAGATTCTTTTGTCTATGGAAAAATTTTACAAGTTAAGTTTTTTGATTTTAAAGGTAATAGACAAATTAGTTTAGTTGAAACAACTGATACTTTTCCTGATACAAATGACACTGTGCTTGTTAAAGATGGTAACCGAAATGCTGGCAAGATGTATTACTACAACGGTACGACTTGGAATGTAGCACAAGAAAAAACAGGTGTTAATCAAGCACCGTTGTTTGATTTATGTGATACCAATGGTAACAGTTTTTCCGATACAATAACATATCCTTCAAGTGATTTTAAAGGCTGTAGAATTTTTAGTTATGCTATTGGAGAAGGAGTAAATGATCCAGAATTAGGATTTCCTTTGTCTTACAAAAATATAGCCAATACTGGTGATATTTTATTTGATTTTAGTTTATTAAAAGATTCATTTACATATGAAGTAAACAATCAAGTATTTCAAGTTGCTACCTCAACTGGATTTTTAAAGAAATTTGAACATAGAGGTGTAGATTTTAATTATGTTAATGGCTGGGTAAAGGCTCCTTCATTAAGTAAACAATACGTTATAAGAAAATATACTGGACAAGAACGTACAAATAACTTTATTGTTGATGTTTTCAAAGAGAGTGCTCTTGTTGCTGATTTAAAAATTATAGTCTATGTAAACAATATTGTAAAAAAACAAGGCGTTGATTTTAATTTTGCCACTGATGCAAATAACAGAATAAATGTACAGTTTTTTACTGACTTAAATGTAGATGATATTTTAATAATTAAAGCTCATTCAAAAACAGCAAATAAAACAAGTAAAGGATATTATGAAACTGCTCATAATTTTGAAAGAAATCCTTTAAACGAAGACATTACACAATTTACTTTAGGTGAAGTCAGCGACCACGTGGATAGCGTTGCAGAAGAAGTACCTAACTTTGTAGGAACACAACCTGGCGCAAACAATTTGCGTGATCTAGGAAATGTAAAAAAATACGGTAGAAAATTTGTACAACATAGTGGACCGATTAATTTGCCATTATTTACTATCAGTAACAAAGAAAATAATTTAGTTGCTGCACTAAACTTTGCCAAAAATGAATATAGTAAATTTAAAAGGGCGTTTGTACAAGAAGCTGAAAATTTAAATTTAGACGGATCAATAAAAGAACAAGTAGATCAAGTTTTATTATCATTAGTAAAAGATAAAAAATCAAGTATGCCTTTTTATCATTCAGATATGACAGGTATTGGCGCAAATAAAAAAATAGAACACAAAGTTTTAGACCCTGATATTAAATTCTATGCATTATCAAATGTGTTTACTCTAGATACATTAAGTGAAAAAGCTGTAAACGTTTATGTAAATGGTGAGCAAGTTTGTGTAAATTTAGATTATGTTTTTACTAGTGAAGGCTTTGTGCAATTCACTACAGAGTTTAATTTAGTGCTAAACGATATGATTGAGATATACGAATATGAAACTACTAATGGTAGCTATATTCCTCAAACACCTACAAAATTAGGATTGTATCCTGCATACAAGCCAGAAGTATTTTCCGACACAACATATCAAGAAGCGCAAACAGCGATCAGAGGACACGACGGAAGTATAATAATTGGTTATAACGATTATAGAGATAATTTGTTATTAGAATTAGAAAAAAGATTTTACAATAACATAAAAGTTTCGTATGACAAGAGTATATTTGATATTTGGGATTATGTAAGTGGTGAATACAGAAATAGTAAAGTAAAAGTTGGTGATTTAAATAAAATTCTTATTAGTGATTTTGTAAACTGGTTAACAAAAGCAGGTAATGCTGATTATACTGATAATAGTTTTGTATCTGAAACACAAACATTTACATATAATTACGGTTTTGGAAGCAATAAAAATAATTTACCGTTAGCAGGATTTTGGAGAGGCATTTATATTAATGCTTATGATACTGATTCGCCAAACTTACGTCCTTGGGAAATGCTTGGATTAAGTGTAAAGCCTTCGTGGTGGGAAAGCAAATACGGCCCTGCACCTTATACACAAAATAATCTAGTACTGTGGAATGATTTAGAAAAAGGTATAATTAGATCTAGCAACCTAATACGTACTGATAAAAGATTTATTCGCCCTGGATTAACAAAACATATTCCTGTAGACCAAAACGGTAATGTACGTAGTCCTTTAAACAGTGGTTATGTAAATGAATTTAGTTTTTCAGTGCAAAATGGCCAAACATTTAAATTTGGTGATCATACACCTACTGAAACTGCTTGGAGACGTAGTAGCGAATATCCTTTTGCATTATTAAAAGCAATTATGATTAATAGACCGGCACAAGTATTAGGTGTTGGGTTTGATAGATCAAGAATTAGCAGAAATTTAACAGGGCAACTTGTATACAACGGAGAAACTAGCCAAAGAATAAAATTATCTAACTTATTGTGTACCAACACACAAAAAGATGGAGAACAAATTTTGACTGCAGGCTTTAGTAACTACATTTACGATTATATGGCAAGTGACGTAACTAGTCAATATGAAAATTTTACAAAAAAGTTAAAAAATCTTAAACACAAGATTGCATTCAAGTTAGGCGGGTTTGGTGAAAAACAAAAATTAAAACTTGTATTAGATAGCAAAAATCCTTCTAATAAAGGAAATGTTTTTGTTCCATTTGAAAATTATAAGATAGATTTGGTACAAAGTTCTCCACTTACAACTGTAACATATAGCGGTGTTATTATCGAAAAACGAACAAACGGATTCAAAATATCTGGATATGACAAAGAAAATCCTGTATTTACTTATAGCACTCCGATTTTATCTAGTAATGATATTGCGATTAATGTAGGGGGCATAAGTGAAAGCTTTTTATATTGGACAGAAGATAAACAATATATTGCAGGTAAAATTGTAAGATATGAAAATACATATTATAGAGTAAATGTAAACCATACAACAACTGATCAATTTGATCCAAGTTTCTATAGTCCGTTACGTAATTTGCCTATTATCGGAGGAGCAACTGCAACTCTTAGAAAAAACTTTGGCAACGATACTAATACAATTAATTACGGTGCAGTATTAGCAACTGCACAAGAAGTTGTAGATTTTATACAGGGTTATGAAGATTACTTAAAAAAGCAAGGATTTGTTTTTGACTTTTTTAACCGTGAAACTGAAGCCGTTGAAGACTGGACATTAAGCATAAAAGAGTTTCTATTCTATACAACACAAAACTGGAGTGTAGGAACAATAATTACACTAAGTCCGTGTGCAAATAGTTTGACTTTTGGAAAAGATTATTTTGTTATAGATAATGTTAAGGAAAATATATTTGGTTATAAAATACTTAATTTAGACGGAACTGCGGTCAAAGATTATAGTGTTAATATTAGTAGAGATACCGGTAATAGTGTTACTATTTTGCCAAACACTGCTGACAATGCAATTTACTTTTGCAAGTTAGGTTTGATACAAAAAGATCATTCGGTAATTATAGATAATAAAACAGTGTTCAATGATACAATATATAATCCATCAAGTGGGTATAGACAAGAACGTATAAAAGTTGTAGGTTATAGAACAGATAATTGGAATGGTAATTTAAATATTCCAGGATTTATTTACGATCAAGCAAATATTACAGAATGGGAACAGTGGCAGGATTATGCACTTGGCGATTTAGTAAAATATAAAGAATTTTATTATTCAGCCAATATATTTATAAGTGGAGATTCTGTATTTGACAGCAGTTTATGGAATAGATTAGACGATAGACCAGAAAGCGGTCTCAAAGCAAACTTTGATTACAAAGTAAATCAGTTTGCAGATTTTTATGATTTAGATACAGATAATTTTGATACTGAACAGCAACGCCTTGCGCAGCATTTGATTGGTTATCAGAAAAGAGAATATCTTGATAATATAATTGAAGATGATATTAGCCAATATAAATTTTATCAAGGATTTATCCAAGAAAAAGGAACACTGAATAGTTTAACTAAATTCTTTGATAAATTAGGAAGTACAGATCAAGAAAGTTTAGAGTTTTATGAAGAATGGGCAATAAGAAATGCTCAATACGGCGCAACTGATACATTTGATGAACTTGAATATAAACTAGACGAAACAAAATTTAGAATTGAACCTCAATTAATTGAACTTGTTGATGCTGTGGACACAAACAGAACAGACTTAGTTTATGAAATTCCTGAATCAAAAGTTTATATAAAACCGCAAAACTATACCAAAAATCCATTTCCTTACAAATATAGCACAGATGAATATTCTAAAACTGCTGGCTATGTTAGTTTAGATCAAATAGACTTTCTTGCTAAAACACCAAATGATATTTTGGAATTAGATATAGCCAATGTCCCGATAGATAATATAATTTGGGTAACGTCAGAAAAAAATAGCTGGAACATATATCAACACACTCTTATTTCAAACAGAGTTGAAACATATACTAAAACAACTACAGGATTTGATTTAAAATTTGATAGTATTCCTGATTTAGCTATAGGTGAAATATTTGGTGTACAATTTATTGACGATAATATCGACGGATTTTATAAAATAAACAATATTTCTGGTACTGTTGTCAGTGTAGTAGCTGATATTACTTTTAATGAAGAATTTTTAGACTTGAATGATAGTACTACTGGTATTATTACTAAATTACTTTCAAAACGTTACGATACTCCTAGTAATGTAAATGCAGATATTAATAAATTTGGATTAAATGAAAACAATACTATCTGGATAGATAATGTTGCAAATGACAAATTTGGTGTATTTAAAAACAACAAAATTTTCTCAGGAAAACAAGAATTGTTTAACATAGAAAACGGAGACGGCGGATACGGATCTAGTTTTGCTGTAAACGACTTTAATAGTATATTTGCAGTCGGTAGGCCAATAGATGGCAAGGTTTATGTTTATACTAGGTCAAGCGAAACACAAACGTTAAACTTTATACAAGAAATAATTGTACCTACAAATTTACATAATAGTGCAAGTGCATTTGGCCAAAAAATTAAATTTTCCGGAGATGGTCAGTTTATGTTCGTAGCAGCGCCTCTTGCAAGTAATGTTAAAACACGATACAGGGGCGAAGCTGAATCATCATTCAACATTTTAAAAGATGATATTGTAAGCGATAGAGGCACGTTATGGAGAGCAAAAAGGGCTACAGATGATGATAGTAGTAGCATTAATACAAACAGTAGAGATTGGGAACAAGTCTACAAAATTCCTGCAGACGATGAAGGATATGCAAGTGGATTAACCAACCAAGGTATTGTTTATGTATATAAGAAAAATCTAGATAACTCATATTACTTGTTAGAACAATTTGTTTCAAATGAACCTACTGGCGATGAAAAATTTGGTATTGGCTTGGAAACTGCATTTACTACAGATGAAACATATAAACTTTATGTACGCAGTGAAGGCAATAACGGTAGAGTTTATCTTTACGACACAACTTATTCTATAATGGAAATGAGAGGAACAATAGATGTTACATTTAGAGGAGACTGGGATAACTTCCATTCATATGTAACTGGTGCTATTGTTCAAGAAAATGGACAACTGTATAAAGCAAAAGTCGATATTCCAAAAGGCGGTAACGGCCCAACAGATATTGCGTTATGGGAAAGTGTTGATAATAATGTAGACAGATTTGGTTATTTGCCTTACAGTTCAACAATTCAAGGCGATAATGACAGCACTGCATTTAACAATACGAATCAAGCAGGAAAAAATATTGATGTAAGCACAAACGGTGAAGTTTTAACATTTACTGCTTTTAATACTAGTACAGATGAATTTCAAGTAAATGTATATAGATTACAAGAAGGACGCTATGCTTTTTATGAAGCTATCACTACGCCAAATACAGATATCTTATGGGGAACAAGTGTAGCATTAAGTGACGATGGAAATTATATAGCAGTAGGTGCTAATTCAGCAGATATAGAAACAAATACCGATACCGGTATAGATAAAGGACTTGTCTATATTTACAAATATAATTCATCTTCGCTTGCTTTTGAAAACACACAGACGTTACAAGCTCCTGCTTCTAGTAAAAATGAAAGATTCGGATATAAGGTTGAATTTAGTAATAATAAATTATGTGTAATTGGTATTAATGGTTTAAATATTGGTGGTACACAATTTGATTCAAATGCTACTTCCTTTGATAATAATAGTACAAAGTTATATGATTTTTCAAGTAGAAGACCGCAAGCATATACTTACGAACTTTTGAATGAAATTTACACTGTAAGTGAAGTTATTGATTACGAATCATATTATATAGACAACGGCCTGACATTACAAAGAGACTTGTCAACTGCCGATGATGTAGAAATATTATATCAAAATAATCACTTGTATCTAGGATTTGAAGGATTAGACACAGGTGATAGTAAATTTGGTTTAATTTTTGATTTACGTCACGACAAAGATATTACAAACTGGAACACGCTTGGCGAAGCAACAGATTTTATTAATTATGATAAAATGCGTGGAGCCTTTTTATACGATAGTGTAACAAGTGATTTAATTACATATATAGATTTGATAGATCCTATCCAAGGTAAAATTGCTAATGCTGCTGAAAGAGAAATAAATTATAAACTTTATTATGATCCAGCAGTGTATAATATTGGTAATACAAATACCGGAGTAGTTAATCCTTGGGGCGAAGAACGTGTTGGCGAGTTGCTGTGGGATTTGAATGCAGTCAAATGGTATAATCCATACCAAAAAAATGCTGATTATAGTTCTAATGTTTGGAACAAAATTATACCTGGTTACAGTATTGATATCTATGAATGGGTATCTTCAACATTATTACCAGACGAATGGGACGCTATTGCAGATACCACAGAAGGTTTAGCAGATGGTGTAAGTGGTGTATCTAGATACGGCAATCAACGATATGTAAGAAAAAATGTTTACGATCCAATTACTGGTTTGTTTTCGGCAAAATATTACTATTGGGTAAAAAACTCAAAAGTTTTACCAACAATTACAAACAGAACTATTACTGCTAATGCTGTTGCATCGTTAATTGAGGATCCTGCTGCTAACGGATATAGATTCTTAGGTATGTTTGGAAGAAATAATTTTGCAATATACAATTGTACAAATTTAGTAAAAGACACTGACACTGTTTTGCATTTTGAATATTATAATACTGAAGAAGTAAAAATTAATAATATACATAGAGAATACAACCTTCTTACAGAAGGTCTTGCTACAAGTCAGCCCAATGATAGAGTTGTAAGTAAATGGATAGATAGTTTAGTAGGATACGATAAACAAAGAACATTGTTACCTGTAACAACTTTAAGTCCGGCTAGAAGATATGGAATTTTGGATGATCCTTTACAAACAATGTTTGTAAACCGTACAGAAGCATTAAAGCAAGTTATCGAAAGAATAAATCTTGTTTTATCAAAAAAATTAATTGTAGATGAATTTGATATAAGTGGACTATCTTCTAAAGATCCACAACCTACTAATGTCTCAAGAGAATACGATACTGTTGTAGAGAATGAAACATTGTTACGTTTTATCGGTACATCTAAATTAGACCAAGCACAATTAAGTGTTGATATTGTAGATGGCAGATTGACAAAAGTCACTATTACAAATGCAGGTAGAGGCTATATTGATCCTGCATTTAACAGTGCAACTGATACTAAACGTAGAGGTCCAAAAGTTACAATTACAGGTTCTGGCATAGGAGCAGAAATTGAAACTGTTATTAATAATCTTGGTCAAGTTATAGAAGCAAATATTATAAATGAAGGTAAAAATTATAATTCAACAACTACGACTGTTACTGTAAGGCCATTTACTGCATTAATTACAACTGATACTACATTGTTAGGTTTTTGGGCAACTTATATCTGGAATTCAACCGAAAAAGAATGGATACGTATTAATAATCAAAGTTATGATGCCAGCCTTTATTGGAAATACATAGATTGGTATGCAGAAGGCTACAGTAAAGAAACAAATATTGATTACTTAGTACCAGGAAGTTATGCTCTCGGTGGGCTAAAAGACAATTTAGGCGATATTATAAAAATAGAAACTATTGGCTCTGGTGGTTGGTTATTATTGAAAAAAATAGATAATCAATTAGAAGTAGATTATACTGTAAACTATGAAACAATAGGAAGACAAAACGGAACTATAGAATTTAGTAGATTGTTATTTAACAACGAACGTTTTGGATTCGACAAAGCAGTTTACGATAGCGCATTGTATGACAGAGATGCAGGCGAAGAAGTAAGAATAATTTTAAACACAATTAATCAAACTATATTTGTAGACGAATTGAAAGTAGAGTGGAATAAACTTTTCTTTAGTAGTGTGAGATATGCACTTGCTGAACAACCGACCATAGATTGGATATTCAAAACTGCATTTATAAAAGCAAAACATAACGTAGGTGGATTAGATCAAAAAACAACATACAAGAGTGATAGTTTAGAAAGCTACAACGACTATGTAAATGAAGTAAAACCTTATAGCACAAAAATTAGAGAATTTGTTAGTGCTTATGAAAATATTGATCCTACACAAACAAACGTAACTGATTTTGATTTACCTCCACGATATGATTTAAATGCTGAAAAAATTGTATCAGAAACTGCACAAGTCTTAGATAGTCAAATTAGAAATTACAGTGAGTTTGTAACAACTTATCCTCAAAAAAATTGGTTTGACAATGTAGGATTTGAAGTAAAAGAAGTTGTATTGACAGATGGCGGAACTGGCTGGACAAATGCACCTAGATTAGTTATGAGCGGTGGCGGCGGCCCAACAGTAATTGGTTCTACCACTATCAACGAAGGCAAAGTTACAGGTATTGTAATTGATTTTGCAAACTTAAAATATATAACAGCTCCTACTTTAACATTTGAAGGTGATCAAGAAGATTATAGTACAGCCAAGCCAGCTAGAGCAACTGCTATCATTGGCAATTCTCCGGTTAGATCAACACATATGTTAATAAAGTTTGATAGGATTACAGGAAGTTATTTTGTTACTGATTTGGATGTTACGCAAACATTTACAGGTACAGGATCACAAATTGATTTTATCTTAAAATGGCCAATTGATGTTAGGCCTTCTAAGATTACAGTCACAGTAGACGGAGTTGAACAACTAGCAACAGATTACAGTATTAGTAATATACTAGATAAAACTGTAACCTATCCAAGATATTATGGTGTAGTGAGTTTTGCAAATGCACCATCAAATAACAAAACTATCGTAATTGAATACGACAAAGATGTGAATTATCTAAGTGCATCAGATAGAATTAATTTTTACTATAATCCAACAACTGGTCAGTTTGGTAAAGAATTATCTCAACTTATGGATGGCGTAGACTATGGCGGTGTGCAAATTGATACAGCAAGCTTTGGAGCATCACAAGGTTTTAACAACGGAGATTTATTTGGTTCTACACCATTTGATAGATTTAGTGGGAACCTAGAAGATGAAGTATTTGTGCTTGATGGTAGTACAGGATCAATAACTGTTAGTGTGCCATTTGAAGCAGGTGTAAAATATAATGTATATTATAAGGCTGCAACAGCAGGTATTAATGATAATCCTGTAAGAATTGATAGTGAAGCTTACGGAACATCAGAAGCACCAGAAGATTCAATAATGTTGACTATTACAGGTGACGGAATAACAAGCACATTTATACTAGATGAAGATCAACTAGTAACTAGAGACGGCGATACGATAATTGTTAGAAAAGAAACAAGCGATGGTGCAGTTACACCAAGTGGCGTAATCTTTGATACACAAATAAATGGCGGCGATTTAACAAATGTTGCAGGACAGTTTAGTACAGCAACAGGCATTGACGCAGGCAATATTGTAATTGACGGTGATGATTTTGTAAGTCCAACAACAAGTAAAGGTACCGAAGAACAAGTACCTGGACAAATTTTAGATACACTAGATCTACAAGTTTACGAGCGTGTAAATGACGGACAAGGCGTAATTACTGTACAAAATTTTAGAACAGATGGCGGCAGTGCTGAATACTATTTAGAAAATTTACCAGCTACACAAGATAGTGTAATTGTAAAATTAGATAATGTTGTTTTAGATCCTGCACAGTATGAAATAGATTATTCAGAAAAACTACTTAGGATTTCGGATAGTAGTTTATTACCAGTTGGAAAGCATCTTTCTTTCTTGACAATTGGTACAAATGGGTCTAACATAATAGAAAGTGATACGTTTACTGGTGACGGTAACACTGCTAACTTTGTAACGTTTTATAAGTTTGAACAAAACGTAACGGCAGTAGTAAGTGTTAACGGAGTCATAAGTACATCTTTTGGATTAGATGCATCAGGACCTGAATATGGCGATAATGCAAATAAGGTTATGCTTGTATTTGGTGAAGTGCCACCGGCTAATAGCATTATAACATATACTCTTTATAAAGGTACAGGAAAGCAATACAGTCAACTTGCAATAGATGATACGTTTGATAGAACTGTATCTACACAAAGATCACACACTTTTGGATCAAATGGTGCAGTACCACTGCCGTTTAACAAAAAACCAATTAGTCATAATATCCTAGTTAAAGTAGGCGATAAATTTTTAGATGCTGGATATGTCAAAAAGCACACTATGACAGTTGATAGAGCATATGAAATAGACAATTGGCAATTATTAGATCAAACTAAAATTTCTCAATTAGATATTTTAGTTTATATAAATGATCAATTAGTTGATCCTATAAATTATATATACAGTACTACAAACGGCAGAATAGAATTTACAACCAGAGAAATTGGAAAATCTGGAGATATACTTAGAGTATATTTAATAGACAATGCAGAATACTTTTTTGTAGATACAGTAATTAAATTAAGCAATGCAGGCACGTTAGTTGATTACGCTCCATTAGATCAAATTAATTTTACACTCAATGATAGCACTAATGTAATTGGTACTGTACAGGAATATACAAAGACTGGACAAGAAGTTACAATTAAGTTACAAGGATATGTTAGGGATCTAATAGCACTTGCTGCTAAAGACGATACGCCGTCGTTATACTTTGACGATAGCACTGATTTTAAAATTGATAGTATCAGAGTTGTAGATAGTGAAAGATTAAGTTTAAAAGATATTCCTACACAAGATGTAAAAATTTATGTATTTTCAAATCACGATACAAATGAATTTGAAAGACTAAGTTTACGTGTTTCATATGAGGATACAAATGCAGCAGAAGGATCTGCTAATTATCTTACAAGAAACTTACTTAGCAGAGGTGAAATAAAACTAGACAAGAAAATACCCGGTCCTGAATATGCTTGGGTATTTCTAAATGGCAAGTTTTTAACTTCGCAAGCAGATTATACATTATCTGATAATAGACAATCAATTATTTTAAGTGAGCGCCCAATAAAAAATGATAGAATTGAAATATTATATTTTACTGCTGATGTAAGTAAGCAGAAATTTGCATATAGAATATTCAAAGACGTTCTCAATAGATATCATTATAAGAGAATTAACAGCGGAATGGAATATGATTTAGCAGTTGATTTAAATTGGTATGATCTAAGTATTAACTTAAAAAGTTCAGATGGTTTAGATGAACCTAATAAAGAGCTTGCAATTCCTGGTATAATTTTTATAAACGGTGAAAGAATTGAATATTTTGTAAAACAAGGAAATGTATTAAGACAATTAAGAAGAGGAACACTAGGAACTGGTGTAAAAGATGTGCATTCAGCTAATAGCAGAGTTTTCCATCAAGGTGTAAGCGAGACTATTCCTTACCAAGATACTACATATACACAACTATTTACAGGTGATGGTGCAGCAAAAACATTTAATTTAAATTGGACACCAACAAGTGTTAATGAATTTGATGTTTTTGTAGCTGGTACAAGATTAAGAAAAGCTACACCAATTGATCCAAATAATTCTACTGCTGATACTAATTATTATCAGTACAACGAAGCATTAGATCAAGATAGTCCAGGAGGAGATGTAGTAGTTCCAGCAGAATTTACTGTTGAAAATAATATTTTAACATTAGTTACTGCACCTCTTGCTGATACTGAAATTAGAATAATTAGAAAAACTGGTAAAATTTGGAATGATGACGGAATAAGTCTTGCAAGCAGTAAGAACACTATAAGCAGATTCCTAACAGATAGCACATATAAGCTCGCCCGATAAATACAATAAGGATAGTATTATGATAGAAAAAGAACATAACGGTGTACACATAGAGGGTCATATTAAAATATATAACCCTGAATCAGGTTTTGTGTTTGTAGACAAACGCAATGCAATTCATTATGAAAATATGAGTATCAGTCTTGCTGAAAGTTTAGGCAATATTGGACAAGGTTTTATTAGTGAAATGAGTTTTGGTAATGGAGGAACAATAGTCGATCCAACTGGAATCATAACATATCTTACTCCTAACAGCACTGGTACAAACGCAAGCTTATATAATCAAACCTACACCAAAGTTATAGATAGCAACAATGTAAATAATACTGATCCTACAAGAAATAAAATCGAAACCAGACACGTAAGCGGAACAAATTATACAGATGTAGTCGTGAGTGCTCTACTTGATTACGGCGAACCAGATGGACAAGATGCATTTGACACAGCAGCAGATACAGAACAACAATTTGTATTTGACGAACTAGGTTTAAGAGGATATAGTTCAAGTGGAACGGGTAGACTTATTACACACGTAATTTTTCATCCTGTGCAAAAATCATTAAACAGACTTATCCAAATAGACTATACTGTAAGAGTTCAGAGCCTTAGCGGAGGTAATAGCTAATGGCATATGAAATTCCATTTACAGATGAGGCAAACAAAGGTACCATCACTGTAGAAGATAGTAGTATTAATACTGATACAAGTTTACAACTTATAGGAAGAAATTTAACTGACTATGGAAGTAGTGTTAATACAAACTTCTTAAATATGTTAGAAAATTTTGCTAATCCAAATCCTCCAGGTAATCCTGTTGAAGGACAGTTATGGTATGATACAACTGCCGGTATAGACCAATTAAAAATTTATGACGGCACCCAATGGGTTGCTGCAGGCGGCGTTAAAAAATCAGCAGTACAACCTGCCGTTGATAATAGTACAGTGGGCGATATTTGGGTAGATACTGAAAATAGTCAAATGTATATCTACACAGGTAGCGGGTATGTGTTAGTAGGACCAAGTTACAGTAGTGCAGCTATAACCGGCGCTTTATCGATCTCAATTGATAGAGCCGACGACACTCCTGCAAAACAAGTTACAGCAATTTATAGTGAAAATGTGATTGTTGCATTAATAAGCGATGAAGAATTTGCACCAAAAAGTAACATTGCTGGCTA